CATACTCATTCGTAACTGGCATGACTACAACTCAAGGTGAGACTTTAGGTGATGGTACAGATGAATTCGCAGAAATGGCTTTCTCAATCGAGAAACATACTGTTACTGCGGTAACAAGAGCTCTTAAAGCAGAGTACACTATGGAATTAGCTCAAGACTTAAAAGCAATCCATGGTTTAGACGCTGAGACAGAACTTGCTAACATCTTATCAAGCGAAATCCTAATGGAAATCAACAGAGAAGTTGTAAGAACAATTTACAACACAGCTGTAAAAGGTGCTCAAGTTAACACAACAACTGCAGGTATCTTTGACTTAGACACAGACTCAAACGGAAGATGGTCTGTTGAGAAGTTTAAAGGTCTATTATTTGCAATCGAAAGAGATGCAAATGCTATCGGTCAAGAGACAAGAAGAGGAAAAGGTAACATCATCATAACTTCAGCTGATGTCGCTTCTGCTCTTCAAATGGCTGGTGTTCTAGACTACACACCTGCGTTATCATCTAACTTAAACGTGGATGACACTACAACTACTTTTGCTGGTGTATTAAACGGAAGATACAGAGTTTACATCGACCCATATGCTGCAAACGTAGCTGCTAAACAATACTACATTGTTGGATACAAAGGTACATCACCATACGATGCTGGTGTATTCTACTGTCCGTATGTGCCACTACAAATGGTTAGAGCGGTAGGTGAGAACTCATTCCAACCAAAAATTGGTTTCAAAACAAGATACGGTATGGCTGCTAACCCATTCCATACTGGTACTGTTGCTGCTTCTGCTGAAGGTGCAATTTCACTTTCTGCGAACACTAACAAGTATTACAGAAGAGTACAAGTAACAAACTTAATGTAATCTTTATTGAAATTAGCAATTCAAAGAGGGGGCTTCGGCCCCCTTTTTATTTTGAGCGTATAAATACTATGTGGAGTAATTATGAGTAAAAGATTAGATATATCAGACAATACTGCTATCAGTATGCCAGTTCGAAACATGCTCGCCATAATTGGAGCTGTGGCTGTTGGAGTGTGGGCTTACTTTGGGGTATTAGAGCGTATCACAATGTTAGAAACTAAATCTCAATTAGCAGAAAAAGATTTAAATGCTCACGTTGAGAGATTAGAAGCTGACTTAACAAAAAATACAGAGTTTAGAATTAAATGGCCAAGAGGTGAAATGGGTTCATTGCCAGCTGATGGAGAGCAATTTATGCTCATCGAGGACCTTTACAAGACCACCGAGAAAATGCAAAAGCATATCGATGATATGGCAAACAATAAAATTAACATAGAATTTTTAAGAAAACAAGTTGATAAGATGATGGTAGACATTGAAAAGTTAAAAGATGCTGATAGAGAAATAACTTACAAGAACGGAAACTAAAATGATAGAGGTAGTAGTAGCTTTATTAATGATCGTCAATTCAGAAATCAAGGAGCATAGGATACAGCCTTCGCTTTCTGAATGCTTAAAAGGCAAACGCCATGCAGAGAGACAATATAGTGAGGGTGTTAGATACCAATGTATAAAATCTAAAGCAGAGCTTGAAAAAAATATAGATGGTTCAATAACAATTAAATCTCTTATTTTGGAGTAAGAAATGCCACTAGGAAGACAACCAGAAATTTTAGATTATGCGTCACCTACTCAGTTTAGGATGGCAATTAATCAGTTACCAAAAGTTGAATTTTTTATTACTGCGTGTAATTTACCAGGTATAAATCTTGGTGAAGCTGTGTTTCCTACACCATTGAAACAAATACCAATACAAGGTGATGAATTAACTTTTGAAAACTTATCAGTATCTTTTTTGGTAGATGAAAATTTACAAAACTATAAAGAGTTACATGATTGGTTAATCGGTATTGGATTTCCACAATCAAGACAACAGTTTAAAAACTTTAGATCACAAACAGCAAACAGACCTGGTGCGACTAGAGGTAATTCGCAAGACATCGGTGATGTACAACCAGCGACACCAATTAGTCCAATGTTTTCGGATGGAACTTTAACTATATTATCAAACAAGAATAACCCAGTTGTAGAGGTAAGATTTGAAGAACTATCACCTGTTGCGTTAGGAGCTTTAGCTTTTGACCAAGAGGCGACAGATGTACAATATCTTAAAGCTACAGCAGACTTTAACTACAAGTACTATGAGATAGTACCATTAACTTAGGAGTTGACAAATGGACTGGTTAAAGAGTATAATAATCAAATTATTAAAAATTAAAGTATGCGAGTGTAAAAGTTGTGAATGTGAAGTGGCAAAAAGTAACTAAACTATATCAAGATAATAAAAATCATCTTTGGGATTACGACATAGAACAATACGAAATACTTAACAATCTTTTTAAAAATGTTAAAACGGTTAAGTGTATTGGTGGTGGTCCTACTTTAGATTTTTTTATAGCACAAACTGGTAACAACGTAAAACAATGCGTTAATATAGATAATCAGTTACAAATAGATTACAGAGGTAATAATTATAATTTAATTAGTTTACACGACCAATATAAAGATTATTTTAATTACAATGGAGAATATGAATTTGTATTATCAGAGGCAAACAAAATACCTGTATTTGATAAACCTTATGATGTGGTAATTGATAATGTTGGGCCTGATGGTGAGCTAGATTATACCTTGACAAATCCCCCAAAAATCTATATAATCAATCACAATAAACACATTGAAAATTTTCAATGGTGTGTTGATTTTAATAATATAATGCCTATGCAGTTTGCAACAAGAGAAAGTTGTTTTTATAGTTTCGATTATATAGAACCAGTTAATGAATACTATGATGTTGTACATAAAAAATTTAAAATTAAAAATAAATGGATACCATTAATAGTAAGAGATAAACGTAATGACGCTAGACGATTTAAAAAAAGAGACGTATAAAGATTTACCTGTTGATAAAGAACATTTAGATACAGAAAGTTTACGTAATCAAGACCTATATGCAAAGTATCTAGATTACAAAACTAACTTTGAATTTTTACTAGCAAAGGCAAAAGGTGAATACACAAAGTTGTATAGAGACAAGTGGGAATATTATGGTGGCAAATCAGATGCTAAAGTTTATGCTTCCAAACCATTTGACTTAAAAGTTTTAAAGAGTGATTTAAACATTTACATTGAATCAGACCAAGAGATTATAGACGCAAAAAATAAAATAGTATATCTAGAAACAACAGTAAAATTTTTAGAGGGCGTTCAAAAGTCGATTCAATCTAGAGGGTGGGATATTAAAAATGCGATTGAATGGCGAAAATTCGAAGCTGGAATGGTTTAAACCAATTCAACAAATGCGAGACGAGGAATATTCATTCCTTGATAATTTCATAAGAACAAAAACATATGGCAATATCTTAGAGATAGGTCAAGGTGGTTCTACTGTTATATTATTAGATGCTACAAAAGATACTGACAGAATGGTATACTCTATTGATATGAAATTTAAATTAAAAGATGTCATGAAATATCTGCCTAATGATTATATTGAAAGATTAAAATTTATTCAAGATAACTCGCAAAAAATTCATCTGAAAGAAAAATTTGGTACTTTACTTATTGATGCAGATCATACCTTTACTGGTGTTAGAAAAGATACTATGAATTTTTGGGATAATTTAGATGATAATGGTTATGCAATTTTTCATGATTATGGAAATATGCCAGGGGTAACAGAATTTGTTGATGATTGGATTATGCTTTGGGAAAATGCTAAAACAACAATGATATATGATAATCTTATCGTAGTACAAAAACAATGTTAATTAAAAAAATAAATGATGTCTATTTAAAGATAGACACCGATCCAGCAATAGCTCAAGAATTATCTGACTATTTTACTTTTGAGGTACCAGGCGCAAAGTTTATGCCGACTGTACGTAACAGAATGTGGGATGGTAAGATAAGATTATTTTCAAAACAAACAGGTCAAATATATGTTGGATTGTTGCCATATATTAAACAATTTTGTCAAAGAAATAATATAGAAACTAAAGGATATGTAGAGGAGTTTCCTTGGCCCCATGAATATGACCATGCAAAGGGTTTCGTAGAATCTTTAAATATGCCTTTTGAATTATATGACTATCAATTCGATGCATTTCATAAAGCGTTACAATGGAGAAGAAAATTATTTGTATCACCTACCGCATCTGGTAAGTCAGCAATCATTTATGCAATTGTTAGATACTTACAACTATCTAACATTAATGTTTTAATATTAGTACCAACAACTTCTTTAGTAGAACAAATGGCAAGTGATTTTGTATCTTATGGTTGGGATGATTCGCATATTCACAAAATTTACTCTGGCCACGATAAAGTTAGCAACAAACCAATAACTATATCAACTTGGCAATCAATATACAAAGAAAACAAAAAGTATTTTAAAAAATACCAATGTGTAATAGGTGATGAGGCACATCTATTTAAAGCAAAATCATTAACAGGTATTATGACTAAACTAGAGGATTGTCCTTATCGTTTTGGGTTTACTGGTACGTTAGACGGAACACAAACACATAGATTAGTATTAGAGGGTTTGTTTGGTGAAGTAGAACAAGTTACAACTACTAAAGCATTAATGGATGATGACACAATTGCCAAGTTGGCGATTGATTGTATTGTGTTAAAACATGGTAACGATATAAGTAAGCAATGTAAGGATTTTAATTATATTGATGAAATTAATTTCCTTGTACAAAACAAAAAAAGAAATCAATTTATTTACAATCTTTGTAAAACTTTAAAAGGTAACACACTTGTTCTCTACCAACTTGTAGAAAAACATGGTGAGGTTTTAAATGAAATGATGCAAGACCTTGACAAAGAAGTTCACTTTGTACATGGTGGAATAGGAACAGATGAACGAGAACAGATTAGAGCGTTGGCTGAGGAAAAAGATAAAATTCTTATACTCGCTAGTTATGGAGTATTTTCCACAGGTATTAATATTCGTAATTTACACAATGTTGTATTTGCAAGCCCCTATAAATCTAGGATAAAAGTTTTACAATCAATTGGTCGTGGTTTAAGAAAGTCTGAACAAAAGGACGCAGTAAAGCTATATGATATAGCAGACGATCTCACATACAAGAATCGCAAAAACTTCACACTATTACATTTTCAAGAACGAATAAATATATACAATGAGGAAGAGTTTAACTATAAGGTTAATACACTAAACGTATGAGATACAACATAATCAAATTAACAACTGGTGAGGAAATCGTTTGTCAAATAACAAACGAAACGGACACGCATACCTCAATTAAAAATCCTTTAAAAATTCACACTATACCAAGATTTGTAAGTCAAGGAGTAGT